GTTCCATCTCCATCTTCTAATACAAAACCTGAACCCATAGTATTTGCAGTAACAAAACCACTATCATTATTAAAGTTTGAAAGTTTAATTTCACTTGCTGCTTTCCTAGATTCTGTTGTACTGTTTTGAAGTATAAATTCTGTCGAACCAGATATATCTCCAGTCATATCTGTAAGCTCACTAAAGTCTAAATCTAGTGTTGCTGTTGTAGTTCCACCTCCACTAAGACCTGTTCCAGCTACTACATTAGTAACTGTACCAGTTCCACCAATAGCATCTCCTAAATCTTCTATAGTAATTCTTTTGTGAGCACTTGCACTAGCGTCATATACAAGCATTGTATCACTTGCTTCAGTAAGTGCAGCTTCTGCTATTAAATCTAAACCTGATATATCTAAATTAATAACTGCACTAGAAGCAGTTAATGCTGTTCCTGCAAATAATGTTGCTATATCATCTATAGATTCTTTCTTAGTTGGGTCTCCTGTTGCACTTTCATCTGAAAAAGCAAGGAAGTCTCCACTTGCAAGAGTTGCTGCTGTTAATCCATTAACATCTAACTCTACTGTAACTGCTGCTGATTCACTACCAGAATTAGCTACTGTTATACCACCAGTTCCTGAATCTGCTACTGTTGCTACATAATTACCTGTTGTATCTGTACCTAATGCTACAGAATTTGCTGCAATAGTAAGAGCTCCACCTGCAGCTATTGTTGCATCCCCACTAACATTTCCAAATATACTATCTTCTAAATTAGAGAATGTAACTTTTTTAAGTGTACCTGGACCATCATCCATCATAAATAAATCAGCTTGTGCTACTGAGGCACTACCTAACGCACCTTGTCCACTAATTACATTGTCATTTAACATACTTCCCTCTACAGATGTAGCTGCTATTGTAGCAGCAATACTTACGCTTGCACTACCATTAAAAGTAGTAGCAGTTGTACCAGTTACATCTCCTGTTAAACTTATGTCTCTTCCTGTTGCTAAGGTAGTAGCAGTAGAAGCATTACCTTCTAAAGCAGCTACTAAAGTTCCTGCAGTTAAATTTAAATTTCCAGTATCTCCTGCACTAGATGTACTAGTTCCTAAAGTCCATTTATCTTCTGATTCATCCCACATAAGCAACGCATCATTTCCTGTAGAACCTCTTTGTATTATAATACCTACATCATTACTATTTGATGATGCTCCACTATTTAATTCTAATAAATTGTCTTTTATAGTTGTGTTTGTTGTATCTACTGTAGTTGTAGTTCCGTTTACAGTAAGATTTCCAACAACAAGAGTTCCACTGCTTGGATTATAAGTAAATACACTTGTATCATCTAATAAAGCATTTGATTCATCATGAAATACTAATGGAAAAGCTGTATTAGCTGTACTATCTGTTACAGTTACTTTACCTGAAGTTAATCCTGAAGCTGTTCCTGTTACATTAGTCATAACACCACTTGCTGGTGTTCCTAATGCTGGTGTAGTTAACGTAGGAGCTGTTAAAGTTTTGTTGGTAAGAGTTTGTGAACCTGTTAAAGTTGTTACTGTAGAATCAATAGCAATATCATTTGCATTGGCAGTAATACCTGTTCCACCAATTACATTTAAAGTTACGTTACCACTAGCACCACCACCAGTTAAACCTGTGCCAGCAGTAATACCTGTTATGTCTGCACTACCAGAAGAAGAGCCTTCTACAATCAGATTTGTTACATCTCCTGTAGTTTGTACAACTGCTTGTTTTGTTTTTTGTTGCTCTTCAAATACTTGCTCATAGACAATACCATTTCTTTTTTCTTGCTTTATTAGTTTACCATCTTCAAGGAATGATACAAACTCTCCCTCTCTTATGTTTTGCCTTGATGGTCTTACCTTAAAAAATGAGTCAATACCATTAACTCTATGTTCACCAGATTTTGGCATTATGAAGGTCTCTTATTAGTTAATCTAAAATCTATATTTATATCGTTAATATTTATCTTACCACTACTTACAAGCTTTAAAGCTACAGATTCACAGTTTTGATTAATAGTAAAAGCATTAACTTCATATTGTGCGTTGTTTATAGTAGCCTGACCACTTGCTGGAGCAGAAGCTGCAGTAAAACTTGTACTACCATCTAATGCAAACGAAACTGTTAATGTAGAACCAGCAGCTGCATCTTTAGAAGTAACGTATATTTTTTTAATTTTTTTAACAAGACCAGGATTACCAAAATCAATATCTTTAGTAATCATTTCTACTCCTTTTGTACCAACATCACCTGTCAGTAATTTAACTGTTTTAGCATTACTGCCACCATATTCTAAATAATATAAACCATCGTATGACGGTAAAAAGTTTGATATTCCAGAACTACCTATTGACTTTGTTAAGGTCCATCCTTTAGTAGAAAAATCATATACAAACACATCAGTATCTGCTGCTGCATCTTGTACTACATTTAGTTGTTTGTATTTATTATTATATCCAATAGCTGGATTTTTTGATAATTGATTTGTTCTCCAAGTAGCATCATCTAAAGATAAAGTAAGTTCTATTGGTGCAGATGAACCAGAAAAAACATATACTCCATCGTCATTAGCCCAACAAACACCAAATGGTGTTTTACATACTGATTCTTGTTGTCTGCATCCCATACCATCATATTCAGCTTCTAAAAACCATCCAGCATCAGATGTTGATGATACATTAATTATGTATAGTTTTTTTTGTTTAAACGCTAGCAATCTGTTTCCTAAGCTATGTAACGCTGTAAATGAATCACCATCGCTAATACCAATATCTAAAAAATATGTATCAGGAAATGTAGCAAATCTATTTACTGGACTGTAGTAAACTCTGTCATCGTATACTTTGTCATCTTTTCTTACATTGGCTACCCATGCTCTTCTAGCACATACTGTAGCTGCTTTAAAACCACCATTTGTACCAAAATCTACACTTTCTTCATCTTGAGAGTATCCGTTTATACTTTCATAAGTATCTAGTGAAGGATTAACTATATCTATATCTACTACTTGCATAAAGTCTGTATCAGCTACCAAAAGTTCAGTATAGTCTTCAAATAAATTAGTTCTTACTCCTCTTTGATAATCTACATCTAAAAACAAAATCCATCTACCATTACCATCTTTTTTCCTTGTATAAATTCTTACGCCTTTTTCATTTTTTCTATCACTAAAACTAGTATCTTTTATTCTAAATCCTACATTGGTAAAATATGCACCTGATGTTATAGGAAACAAAGTTGATTGTGGAGCTTGTGGTAGTGTTTCATTATCTTGTAAATCAATTACTGTATGACAAAACTCATAAGAACCAGCTTCCCAACCACCACCAGAAACTGTAATATTTGTCTCTAAAGCTACTTGCACCTCAGAAGCACCTGCATGCTCTAATGGTGTGCCTGTAAATACAGCTCTGTCTACTGTTACTTCTAGTATATCACTTGTTGATGAGCCATTTATTGCACTAACTTTTCTTACTCTCATAGCCTCATTGTTTATGTAAATAATATTACCCATCATATTAGTGTTATTAAATACACCAGCAGAATATACATTAGTAGTAGTTCCATCAACAGTAACTGCGTATGTTAAAGATTGTGAAGATAAATTATCAGTTACTCCTTGAAGTGTTAAATAAATAACTGTGTCTGTAAGTCTAATATCAGCTGTTTGGTCTGGATTTGTTTCATTAGGGTTTGTAGTTGTTACAAGTTTTTCTGTTGAACTTGTTTTAATAATTGTACCAAAATCTTGAGAATCTACTGTAGGGTCTGTCTGTAGCTTTACGCTAAACTCACCAATGCCTGGGTCAGTAAAACTTGTTCCTTTTGTGATTGCTTCAAACTGCGTATTACTTTTTTCTACTTTCATAGTAGTATCTAAAAACCCTGTTACATCTGTACCAAATCTAGATTCTTTTACATAAGGCATTTTTCTTGGTTCTGCTGTAATGCTTGAGTCTACTGCAAGTTTATCAGATACATGAAATACGCCATCTACAAAATAATATACTGGCTGTACAGCTCCAGTTACTTGCATATCTATTTCAGCATCTCCAGAATCATCTGCTAAAGCAAAATTACCTGTAGCATCAAAGTCTCTTCTAAAAAATTGTATGGTTGTATTACCAGAACCTTTATCTATAGGAAAAGCTATTGTTTGAGATGGTTGTGTTGCAGTACCACTTGAATCTACATTAAATTGTAAATTAAATATAAATGCTCCATTACCTTGTTGCGTGTGAGTCATTGTTTCTGATGAAGCTTTAGATGTCGCATCAGATGAAGACTCTATCATACCAGGATTAGATAACACAACATTATCAGCTTTTGTTACTTGATTAGGTGCTATATCTCTAGGAGACGACTTAGTGTTTAAGCCTCCACTAAAATCATTTAATTGTAATGACCTTCTAGGCACTTCTTTTCACCTTTTCAAAGCTACGCATTCCCCCAAGACCGAGCATACCTAAAAGTACAGTCGTTAGCGTACCCATATCAAAGGTAGGTAAAACTACTTCATTTCCAAAACTATACAAGATAAATGTAAGTAAAGGCTGTATGATATAATGATACGCTAAAGCAGAAGCACAAATCCATCCAGTAAAAGGTCTCCATCCAGCTACAAACATAGACGTATGTCCAGCTTCTACTTTATTAACTTCCATCTGAGCTTTATTTATTTCAGCTATTAATTCAGCTTTTTCTTGTTTATCTAAAGTAAACTTGTCTACGTGACCAGCTACTTTATCTATTATACCTGCAACTATATCTAGTTTAGGCATAAGTTACATCCACATTCACAGTTCATAATATCTCCTTTTAACATTTCCATCTTCTTCTTGCTTGCCTAATTCTTGAATTAGGATTATTTCTTGTTTTAGCACTACTTCTTTTTAGTTGCCCTAAAGACCTAGCACAATAAGACTTTCTTCTTTTTGCTGCTTTACTGCCTTTTTTTACTTTACCAGTAACAGCAGTCTTTAATTTACTACCAGGGTTAGCTTTTCTGTAAGCAGCTACGCCTTTCTTTGTCATTCCAGCACCTTTTTTTGTAGGTCTGTAATTAGCGTTTTTGCCCTTAGTAGTCTTTCTAATTGCTTTGGCTTTTTTTCTTTTTGCAGCCATTTAGTATATTAACCAATTAAATCCAACCTTGGACTCATAACTTTGTACGTCATACATATTTAGATAACGACCTTCTAAAAATATTCCAAATTTATTAGTTAGTTTCCATCCATAAACTAAACCTAAGTCATAGTCCATTCCATTTTCTGCTACATCATAATTAAATGAATAATCAGACATACCTTTAGTTACTGGATATGCAGTTGCCCAAAAGTGAAACCAGTTTTTTGGAGTGTATTTATAATAATCTGCTCCCACACTTAAAGATAATTCATTTTGATACCCTAAGTCTTTAGCATATTCTTCATTGTACTCTCTTACAATTTGACCATATATCTGTTTGTAAAATTGGTCATCTGAATTTGCTACTAAGTTACCTTCAGCATCCCACCATAAATAATCAAAGTATTGATAACCAAATTGCGTATATTGTTCTGTCCACTCATCTGTGTATCCATAGAAATAAGCAAACTCCCAGAATGGTGTAAACTCACCAGTGTCAATACCTTGTTCATCCCACCATAAATCTATAGGTCTAAAGTCTAAATATGCTGGATGACTTCTTCCTGCAACACCTATAGACAATGCAAGATTACCAAAGTCTTTTTTCAATCGCATATCTAAAGCTGCAAACTCTACGTCTTCTAAACCCCTTGAATCGTAATTGAGTTTCGCCAAAAAATGGTTACCTAAATACCTTAACATATATTGTTCATTAACAAACTCTTCACCAAACTCTTTATGGTCTGAGTATTCTATTACATATTCCCAACCAGTAATATTACCAATAGCAACACTTTCATTGATTGGTGCTTCTTTACCAGTGTACCATACTTCAGGTTTATTCTCATAGCCAAATCGTGCTAACTTTCTAATACCAAAAGTCATAATAGAATGGTCATCAAGCTCTTCTTGCAGTTCTTGTAATTGACCACCAGATACTTGATATTGTAATTCTTTTGTTACTGGACTACTAAAGCTGTAAGCACCGTATATTGTACTAAACTTAAAAAAGTCTTGTGCATACGAAAAACTTAACAATAACAATCCTGCTAATATTTGTTTATAAAACATACTTAAATAATACATCATTGAAACCTCCTCAACATTATTTTATCTATTTCATTGTTTATTTCTTTCTTAATCTTATCTTCATCTAAATCAAAAGATAGACCAGCTTCAAATCTTTTTACTTCTTTACCATACTCAAACATAACAATAGTTGGAACTGATTTAATGTTCCATTCATCAGCTAATACTGCTCCATACTGTTTATCATCTATGCTAGCGTTAAACCATTTACAATTTTTTAGTCTACCTAAATCTATAGAAGCCTTTATATTCCAATCTGCATTAACTTGAACTATAACACATTCATCTTGACTTAATAATTGTATTTGTTGTAAATCTTTAAGTTTACCTTGAGAGTGTAATGGCGTAAGCCACAACGACAAACCAAGTAACCAAAAGATACCATAATATAAGTTCATCTCTATACCTCATTTTTGCATCATCATACGTTCAATGTTTTTTACATCTTCACGCATTTCTTTTTGCTGTTCTTTAATTTCTGTTACATCTTTTTCTGTTTCTAAAATAGTATTTCTAATCATTTGGTCTTTTAAATCATACTCTGTTCTACCTATTGGTG